AGTCCATTGTGATCGGCGTGAAGTTGCCGTTGAGGTTCTGGTAGAAGCCCTGCCCGATCTTCGGCCCGAGCATCGCCGATCCGTACAGCATGTCGTCCTTCAGCGTGGCGCCGGGCTCGACACCTGTCGCCTTGCTGAGATCGCGTGCAGTCATCGGCTTGTCGAAGAACTCACGCACCTTGGCGATGCCCTTCGCTCCGCCGCCTGCCTCATCGATCGCCTCGTTCATCTTCTTCAGGTTGCCCGCGATGCTGGCCTTCTTCGCCTTGATGTCGGTCGGGTAGTGGCCATGTTCGAGGAAATACGTGTACGCCTGATCGGCAAGCTCGATGTTGCGGCCCACGGTCTCGCCCTGCGACGTGATCGCGAGCGCTGCGGTGTAAATGAATTTCTTGTTCGGGTCTTTCGCGATGCCGGGATAGATCTCCTCGGCAATGTGCATCGCATCCTTGACTGTCTGGTCGTACCAGTCGGCGCCACTGACGCCACCGATCAGGCCCTCGCGCAATTCCATCGCGATGACGTTGGCGAGATACTCGTCGGTCTCCGGCGTGTGGTTCTCCTCGGTGATGCTCGTCATGCCGAGATCACGATCGAGGATCTTGCCAGCGCGATCGTTGATCATCTGCGCTGCGTCGGTGACATCGACGGAATTCTTCTTGATGTCCGGATGCTCGGCGATGATCGCCGTCGGCGTCAGGTCGTATCCTTCTTGTTCATAAGGTGGGAGCCAGTGATTACGTACGTCTTGCCAGATGGCGCCAGCCTCTTTAACCGGGGATTTAGCAATGACATTCTCATATACTTCTCGCGCGCGGTCTCTCTGCTGTCGGTCGGTGCCGCTGTAATCGTCGGTCCCGACTTGTTCGCCACGTCCGGTTTGATAGTAGAGCGGATTGTCTTTGCCATAGCGTTCTGCCGCCTTGTTCATCTTTTCAAGTTGGGTGCCGTCGAAGTCTACCATGTAGACCGTAGCGCCGCCCTCATCCTTTGGCACCAGCGTGTAGTTTTCAACGCCGTCCTTCTGCAGGTTCTTGCTGATGGCGGCGACGGTGCCCTTGGCCTCGAACTGCGCGAGCACGCTGTCGCCATGCTCGTCCTGCTGAAACACGATCACGGCCTTCTGGTCGCCGAGATAACCCTTCATCACCGCCGACAGCATATTCTTATTCCAGTCGCTGTCAGCGCGCGACATCAGCGTGTTCTCGGCGTAGGTGTTGGCGCCATCCTTCCAGACGCCGAGCACATCAACCTCACGCACGCCCGTGATGCCAATCTTGTCGTAGATGTCCTGCGATGCCGCACGCATGCGCACTTGCTGGCGCGAACCTAACTCCTTCTGCGCAGCCTTGATGTCCATCCCGGTCTTGACGCTCGGCGATACGAACGTCGCCGATGTCGTACGCGAGGATGACTCGCCACCACCTGCCGAGACGAACTGGCCACCTGCCTCGCCACTGGGATCGCGCGGGTGCTTGGCCTCATCCCATGGGATCAGCAGATCACGAAATGCTCTCGCCAAACGGTCCAATGCCGCCTGCCGAGCGAAAGGGGTGCCGCTGTCTTTCGCTACCCCCTTTGCTGCCGGATCGGTCTGGCCTTCCATGCCGCGCGGGCCTGCCAGCAACTTCGGCGGCGGCTGTCCACTGAGCCCCTGCATCTGCAGCAACTCTTCCTCGCTCATCATTTCCTGATTGGCGATCGCGTCCTCGATCGCGGCCTCAAGCCCGGGATAGGTGCCATCCTCGATCAACTGGTTGGTGCGGCCCTTGACCAGCGCCTCGAACGGGACCAGCCCTGCCGCCGCGTCCACTGCGGATTGATCGGCCTTCAACTTGGCGACCGTCGCCTTCTCGGTCTCGCTCATCTGCCAGAGCGAATTCCACTCGTAGAATATATTCTCATCGAACTTGCCGAGCGCCGACATCTGGATTGCGATGTCGAGCTTCTCCAGCGCTGGCGTCAGCCGCAATTCCTGATCGCTCTTGATCCTGTCGTAGTAGTTGGCGAGATCGCTTTCACCTGTGGCGTTGAGACCGTTCGGTGACTGGCCGAGGAAGCGCGTTGCCGGGATGTCTGCGGCGCCTGCGGCCACGTGCATGTACATCTGCATCACTTCCGGCATGCCGGTGAAGTCCACGCCGATGCGCTGCCACTCTTCCTCGCCATCGAGCACCACCGCATTGATGACGCTCTTCGCAACATTCGCTTCACTGAAGCGCTTGATCAGCCGCTCGGTGCCCTGCGTGGTGGAGAAGATCTCGGTGAGCCCGGGGATCTTGACCACGTCGAACTTGGCTTCACTGATCATCGCGGCGATTGATTGCTGCACGGTACCAGCGGCGGCAACGGCATCGTTGATCATGCCGAGCACAGGATCGCCCCAGCCGAAATTGGTCATCGGATCCGGGGACTCCAGACCACTGAGCCTGATCATGCGCGACGGATGGATCTTGACGTCGCCAACCGTGCCCTTGTCATCATGCAGCCGATAGAATTCCGGCTGGCCGTAGTATGGACTGCTGATATCCTTGATCAGTACCTCGACCGAGAGTTGATGCGGCGAGAACACGTGCACGAACTTCAGCCCATCCTTCTTGATCTTGGTCGGGTCTAGCTCGCTGGCCATGTCGCCATCGACGCCGATCAGCAGGCACGAACCGCCATACAGCCGCGCCTTGACCAGCGCCTCCTGCAATTTGAGTTGAACACGCAAACGGTCTTCGGTCTCTTCGAGCTTCTCGATCTGATCCTGCTCGGCCTGCCACGAACGCCACTGTCGCGTTGCATCCTGTGCCGGGATGGTGATCGCCTTGCGCGTGATCCAGTCCGATTGAAACGAGGCTTCGAGTTGGTCGCGCGTCCAGATTTGCTTGGTGTAGCGGTGCGCAGTCATCTTGTCGCGACCGACGACGCCGAGCCCGCTCAGGAAGTTGGTGAACGTATCAAATATATACATTGCGGCACCAACTTATGTTTGCTTTGATTGGGTGGTGAGGGCGGGCGAGCCTGCCAAGGAAATTGTGAAACCCAACCTTCACTTGCGGCCCGGCAAAACCCGCCCTCACACCGATATACATGCTACAACCCTCGGCGTGCCGTCGATCGCGTGATGCTCTGCCGACCCTCGATTATGATCCAGCGCGTCGAGCCCACCGGCATCAAGCAGGCTTCGGCGGCACACTCACTTCCATCTCACACTCACTTCGCGGTCAGCGCGTAGAACACCGACGACAATGCCAGCAACGCCGCAAGATAGAACGAGTGATCGAGTGTTGCCGCCATCGTGGCCAGCAACAGCACCAGCCACATCAGCGTCGGCTCTTCTTCGCGGCCTTCTTCGCAACCTTCTTCTTCGCCGATCGCGCTGGCGCCGCAGGCTCGGACGCGAACGGCACGATCGTCACGGCGAAATTACGGGTCTCACTCTGCTCGACCGGATTGCCACGTGAACCAGATCTGAATTTCAGAAACGCAATCGCGCGCCCGATATCGCTCGGGATGATCACGCCACTGCCCTCGACCACATGCTCGACGGTGACGGCAAACCCTTTGAGATCGAACATATCGTTGAAGAACACGCCGTCGGTGGAGAACTCAAACGTCAGCGGCGCCTGATCCCACGCTGGCGGCATGGTAATGCGCACCAGTGAGCCACCACTGCAATCAACCGCGTCACTCAGCGACTCGCCTGCCTGTATCGTCGGTCCGTTCAGCACCTGCATCGGCATCACGCATCCTCCCTGAATTTATGATCGCCCTGTCGGAGTCGAGAGCGCCTGCCATCATCATCGAGCACGGCGTTGACCAATTGATCCTTAGCGATCGCATCGACCAGCCGACTGACCAGCGTTGCAACGCCGATGCCTCGAATGCGCGCACACGAGACGATGTATCTCCCCGCATCGCTTTCGGTGTCGATCGACGTGCTCATGTGTGTACGCTTCATCGTAGGATCCTCAATGCGCGCTCTACTTCCTTCACGATCGTGGCTCGGTCTCTCTCGATCGGCATCCCCGCCAACAGCGTCTCGATGTCGATGATCAACTCCCAGAGCGCATGCTGATGCCACTGCTTGTTAGCACGCTGGCGCAGGATCGAGATCGCATCTCGCAACTCTTCATCGGTCATTTCGTCATCAGTTTATGTGCGAGGGCGGCACTGGCGATATCCTGCATGGTGAAAGCGTCAAGATCTTCGAGGTTTATGATCTCCCGCAGCGCCGCCTCCAGCGCCCAGATACGGGCAGTGGTGCATGGTGTCGAAACGCCGTTAATCAATGCATCGTCGCAGATATGCTGCGCCGTGACGAGATCGATATCGTGCTCACGCAAAAGCTGCCAAAGTGTCATTTGCTCGTCTCCGGTGCGAGCGCGGCTTTGGCTTCCGCCCTCATTTGCCGCAGGATTCTCACTAATGCGTTTGGCCCGTCCTTCGCGTCCCAGTCCCATTGCGTTGTTTCACTCGCTATGCGCTTCAGCGCCTTCTCCAGCGCCTCGATGCACTCCTGCTGTTTGGCGACAGTGGCGACCAGTCTTTCAATGTGGCCAGCAGCTTCCATCACCATCGGTATCGTTGCGTTGAGCCGTAGATTTTGCGGAATGTCGCTTATTGCGTCCTCGCGGGTAATGTTCATCGCCGCCTCCAGTTCACCGGATGGCGATGATACATCAGCCGCAGGAAGTTGTGACTGTGCGGGCGATGGCGTCTCGTCATTTCGAGACAAGCGTGAACGAATCCTTCATCGCCTCCCAGTGCGATGCACGCACATACATGCGGAGACTGTCGTTGCTCATCAGCACGGTGTCGGGACCGAGCATGGCGAGGATGCCGGGCGGCACGTTCTCTTTTGCAGCCTCGACTGGATCATCAGCCACCACGATCACCCTGACTTCGCCCATCATGCGGCCACCATGCGCTCGACTTCGGTAACGACCTGTTCACGTGGCAGGTTGGTAGGCTGGCCTGCGATCAGATGCTCGGCGTCGTTGACCAATTCCCACAACCCGCCTTCACCTTCCATCGCACGGCGCCGCAACAGAAACACCGCCCACTTGAATTCGTACGGGTTCATCATCAGCCCACCCACGATAGCGAACTGTCGTACTTGCCGACGCTCTCGGCGAGCTTGTTGAACGCGCCTGCCGCGCTGTCCACCTGATCCTTGTATCTGCCGAACGGGTATTGCTCGTGCTCTTCGAGGAACGCTTTATTCCAGCCACCTGCGACGATCGACACCTGCCCGGCTTGCACCTGTGCCGCGTAAGGTTCGGCACGGATCTCTTTGGCGCCAGTAACCTTGTCAGCGTACGCGTTGAACGCCTTGAAGCGCCTGATGCTGGACTCGGCGCTCTCCTTGCCGCCTGATCCCGGCTCTTGCTCGAACCAGATCGCATACCTCGTGCACGACGCCTTGTCGGCCATCGCCGCCTGCATGATGCGCTGCTCACGTTCGAGCGATGACCACTGCCCTCGCACCACGTCCTCGATCACGGTGGTGCCGTCCTTCATGTCGTGCATCAGCGTGGCTGCAGTCCATGCACCACCATCCTCGGTGCCCGCCTTGTCCACGTATCGAATGGATTTCTTGACGTTGTTGCGATCGACCGAGGAGATGACGCGAAAGCGCTCGGTCGGAAACATATCGCCACCTGCGGCGATCGGTGTCTGCTGATAGATCGATTGCCATCCGGACTCGGTCAGCACCTGCTTGCGCTGCTTCAGGAATTCGAGCGGCTTCATCTCTGGGAATAGCGCCTCGCCCTTCTTGCGATAGCGCTCGTTCTTCTCTGCCACGGCGGAGTAGCGCAGCACACGGGTGAGCGGGAATTGTTCGATCCACCTGCCGAGCGGATCATCGAGGTGCCAGCGTGTCATGATCATCAGAAGACCGGCCTGATCGGAGAAGCGACCGAAGAAGTCGTCGGTCATCCAGCCCCATGTTTTATCGCGCATGGTCTTCGATTGCGCTTCGGCTCTGCCTTTCATCGGGTCATCGATCACGCCAAGGTCGAGGCCCATGCCGTTGATCTGACCCATCACCGTGGTGTTGCGGAATGATCCATCGAAGCCGACGTACTCAAGGATGCTGCTGTTGCGCAGCCATCGCGCTGCCGTACTCGACTGGTTGGTGTCGTTGATCTTGGTGAACTCGAACACGTTCTTGTAGCGGTCGCTGTCATAGATGCGCTGCAGGTTCAGGTTCACCTTCACGCCAAGCTCGTCGCTGTAGGATCCGAAGATCGTGCGCCAGTCCGGCTGCAGCCCAGCGCACCACGCGATGAAGTCTGTGATCTGCTCGGTCTTGCCGTGTTGCGGTGGCGCCATGATAACCATCGATGGTCGGGCGCCAGCCATCATCCGATCGTAGAACCACATCAGGTTTCGGGCGACGTCCTTCTGCCACCAAGTTTCGATCAGGTTCGGTCGGATGCACTTCCTGAACAAGTAGAAGTTTCGCCGGGCCAGAGCCCACTGCAATTCCTCGGCGCCAGAGACGTCGAGATCATTCAGGTTCGTTAGTGTCTTCTCCGGTGGGTACATCACCATGCTGATCGAGCACCTTCATGATCTCGTCGGCCATCGACACCAATAGGTCAACGTCCATTTCCTTTTGCGCATTTCTATCGTGACAGTAACCCTGTGCCAAGGCGTGCATGATCTCCTCTCGGGTGATCTTCATTTGGCCAGCACCTTCTCGATCCGGTCCGCCTCGGTCTCGCACGCCTTCAGCATCCGCCTGACGGTACCGTACGCTGACTTCTCGGCGCCGTGCTCGCATGCGATGACGAGCAGCGCTTCATACAGCGGCTTGCGATCGGGGGCGCGTCGGTAGTTGAACGATCCCGGTGCGCCATGGGTGGCTTGGATCCTGTCCTTCAAGTTGCGCTCTTTCTCGAACACGGGTCGCAGTCTGAGCCCGGCCTCTTCCTTCTGCCGCGACAGGTCGGCGATCCTGCACCTCAGACCATCGAGCCGTGCCGTCAGTGCGATCTGCTCGACTTCACTGATCCTCTTCGGCATTCACCTCGCCCTCGACTATATCCGGGTCATCGTTGAGCGGGTCCGGCTCGTTCTGCATAATTTTGAACATCAGTTCGAGGCTGACGCCACGGCTGGCAAGCTCGCGCTGCACCTCGGCCACTGACTTGTAGGTGGTGCGCTTCTTGGGCGCTTCCATCTCCCTTGTGTCCACCTGCAGCGGGATCACCCGGGCGAGCAGTGTACAGAACGCCCTGAGATCCTCTTGTGCCACCTTGCGCAGGAAGCCGACGAGCTTTCCACTGCCGTTGCCGTTCTGGCCCTCAAGCTCGGCTGCGAGCATGATCGCGTCCTTGAGGATGCGGGTGTTCTTGTTGATGGCGCCTCGTGGCTTCCCGGGGTTGGGGATGCCCTCTTTGCCGAAGCGGCCACGCTTGTTCTTTATCGGCACGACGTTCGTGTCGGTCATGGTGATCTGCCTGTAATTTACAGATGGGTGGGTTTCTGGCACTACCGTTCGACCACGCAAGCGGTGTGCTTGCGATCAGTTGCGCACGATGGTCCCTGTTTTATCTCAGGAGGCCCGGCGCCAGTTCGACACGGCCCAACGTCTCTAACAAGATCACCTCACGTTGGCGGGAGGTTTGGTTTTGGTAGATGCCACGGTGTCCGGCGAACAATCCTCCGGTCACCTGCACCTGTTGTCCCTTGGTGAACATGCTCTTGCGCAGTTCGATCAAGCCGTGGTGCTCGCGCGCCTTCATGCCGGGCACGAAGTCGTCGGGGAGCTTGGCGGGTTCTTGTCCGTTCATCAGCACGGTGGTGACACCGATCGTTGAGAACAGGCGTTGCCACTGATCTTCGATCCACACGAAAAGATAGCGCGGAAACAACCACCGCGAGGTGTGAACCTTCTTGCCTCGGCTGATGCGGACGATCTTTTCGCGTGGGGCATAGACCGTGAAATTCTGGCGCTCGATGTGGGAGATCGCGCGGCGTTCGCAGGCTGGTTGGCTTTGGACGACGGACCAGAACAACGAACTATTCCTCCCGTCTCGGCGAATCGGATTTGGCGTGCACCGTACCCGCGAGCCGATTCGGTCGTCAACCTTGTCCCTTGGGGCAATACGCACGGCGATATCGGCGCCCGGATGGGCTGTGGCGGCTCGGTGAGGGCATGGTTTCAGGCTCCCGGGCACGTTCTGGCGCCAGAATTCCCCGGCAAATTCTGGTCGACCACCTGTAAGTCACTGAAATTCCTGGCTTTTTATCTCTCACAATTTTCTCGTTAATTCTCTCATCCTCCCCTTGTATCTAGCGCTGCAGGCTCTATGTTGATGGCTCGTTGCTTGGTTCGGTTGATCAGGCAGCGGGACGATCCCTCGCTGCGGCGCTTCGGCGCTTCCTTTACGAGCGGGGCCGGGAGGACCGGAGCGACACTGAGGCAAGCCTCGTGCGCTCTCGCAGTTGGGGGGAAGCCCAGCCGCTCAGATCCGATCCCCGGGGGACCAATCAAATGGCCGCATCGCCTACCAGAGATGAGACCGAGGCGGCACGCCATAACGACCGCTTCGAAAATTCTCCGGCCACCTCTCACCAACACGAAACGGCAAGGGCGCGCCATCACGGCCCGAGCAGTGAGAGACCAACTACCAAGTTCATCTACACAGCGGCACGACGACGACCGGGACAATGCAGTTTTGCGATGTCAGCCCGGCGACGACGCGCCGCTGCAAGATGATCTTAGGCGATCATCACGGAGGCCGGGCCAAGTGCTCGCTGAAGCCCTCTACGTTTGTGCCCGGCCTCCACCTTCAACTCATCATCAAGGAGCAACATCATGATCTATGTGTGCGAACACTGCCGCCGCGCTACCGAATTGTTCTACTGCCGCTCGGATGACTCGTATCTGTGCGAGCCCTGCCTCGAAGTCGTTGCCGATGAGGGGAACGACGACGAGGCTGATCTGGTCGAACGCTTCAACGTTTGGGAAGACCTGAGTGACTTCGATGATCCGAGCCACGCACGGTTCTTCGACAACTGAGGATCACATGATCATCGAGCACAAAGGCCGGTCCTACCGCGTGACCGATGGCGCCGTCGAGGTATTCGTACCCGTCGGCGCTCCTCGCGTCATGCAACTCGTACAGCGCGCGTCGTACTGGCGCACGCTGAAGCCCAACGGCCTGATCGCACGGCAAGTGCGGATCTTGGCTGAACGTATTACTGACAAGGAGCAACACTCATGACGACCGAAAAAACGCGCGGCCAGATTATCGCCGCTGACGTCTCTGCCCTGCTGCGCTCGCGCAATCCGCTCATCTGGGTGGTTACCCGGGAAGAAGCCCGCGTCGAGGCGCTGCTGTTCGAAGCCGCCGCTGCGGCTGGCTACGTGCCGCGCACGTGGGATACTGCCCAAGGCTTCCTCGATATCTCGGGGAAACAGGCGAACGATATGCGTGACACCCAGAGCATCGACGCTGCGTTGTCGATGATCGGCGCACGTGCCGAGGCTGGCCGCGAGCGCGGCGTGTGGATCCTGCGGGATCTGCCCGAGTGGCTCGAAGGCACGATCGGCATTTCGACCAAGCGCCAACTGCGCAACCTGTCGCGCTCGCTCCCCGGGGCGCCGCGCGAGAGCGCACAAGCCATGATAATCATCTCGCCCAAGAGCGAGGTGCCTGCCGAGTTGGCCGGGCATGCCACCGTGATCGATTGGCCGATGCCTGACCGGGCTGAGATCGCTGCCATCCTTGATGCTGCGATCGAAGGTCTGCCGGATGATCTGCGGGAGGCTGCGGCGCCCAATGGCCAGCGCGATGCCGCGATCGATGCGGCTGTCGGCCTGTCCGGCGAAGAGGCGCAGGCGTGCTACGCTCGGTCGCTGGTGCAGCTTCGCAAGATCGACCCGGCTCTGGTGGCTTCTGAGAAGAAGCGCGTCGTGAGCCGCGAGCGCGTCTTGGAATGGTACGATCCGATCAAGGGTGGCCTCGATGCCGTCGGCGGTCTGGATAACCTGAAGCAGTGGCTCAACACGAGGAAGTCGGCATACAGCCCCGCTGCTCGTGCCTACGGTCTGCCCGCTCCCAAGGGTGCGATGCTGGTCGGTGTCCCGGGTTGCGGCAAGTCGCTGACTGCCAAGGCGATCGCCACCGCTTGGTCGGTGCCGCTGCTGAAGGTGGATCTGGGCGCGCTCAAATCCAAGTTCGTCGGCGACTCCGAAGCGAACCTTCGGAAAGTCTTCAAGCTCATCGAAGCAATCGGTCGCTGCGTTGTCTGGTTTGACGAAATCGAAAAAGCGCTGGAAGGCGCGACGTCGGGATCGGCGGACGGCGGCGTGTCGGCGGATGCGCTCGGCGCGGTCTTAACGTGGATGCAGGAACGTCAGGGTGAATCATTCGTGATTGCCACGGCGAACAAGGCGGAAGGTTTGCCGCCGGAGCTTCTGCGCAAAGGCCGCTTCGATGAGGTTTGGTTCATCGACTTGCCGACCACGACCGAGCGCGCTGCGGTTCTTTCCGCTGCGCTGCGCGAGCATGGCCGGGGCGACGTTGCCATCAACGCCGCTGCGGTCGCCAAGGTCACGGAGTCCTTCACCGGCTCTGAGATTGCAGCGATCGTGCCTGATGCACTGTTCGCTGCGTTCAACGAGGGCGCCCGCGAAATCAACACACAGGATCTGATCGACGCAGCCAAGACGGTTGTGCCGCTCAGCGTGACTGCAGCGGAGAAGATCACTGCTCTCCGCAACTGGGCTGCGGGCCGCGCACGTGCGGCGTCGTTGCCCGAGACCATTGAGACGAAGCGCAAGGTTACCGCGCTCGATCTCTGAGACACCGCGCAAATGCGGTTAGGGAGGCTCGGCCATGAGTTGCTTGGTATCCACCTTGCGGATGCCGGGCCTCCCGCTTTTCCTTTCATCATCATCCAAACAAGGAGCACCACCAATGTCACCGAAACTTTCCAACGTCGAAACGCTGCGCCCCGGCTTTCTGATCTCGCTGAAGACCAGCGTGCGCGGAAACGTCAAGTACGACAAACGCGATCTCGGCACCGCCACCACCGAAGACGGTGTTGCGATCGCCGAGTGGGAAACCAAGCGCATGATCGCCGACCCGGCTGAATTCAAGGCGGCTGGTGAGGCGCGTGCCAAGGCGCGCTCGCTCGTCAACGCCGTGTGCGTCAACAGCGCCTTCGGTCTCCTCTGCCCGGAGGCGGCGCAAGCCGAACTCGATGCCGCGATCAAGGCGGCGCACGGCGTAGTCGATACGTTCAACGCCACCGCATCGATCACCCGCGTGTCGGTGTACGCGATGGTCGGCAAGATCGCCGCTGACGACGTTGAAGCCGTGAAGGCGATCAACTCGGAGGTTGCTGATCTGCTCGGCCAGATGCAGGACGGGCTGAAAAATCTGGACGTGAAATCGATCCGCGATGCCGCCAACAAGGCGAAGTCGATCGGGCAGATGCTGACGCCGGACGCTGCGGTCCGGATCCAGATGGCTATTGATGCGGCGCGGTCGAGCGCTCGTAAGATCGTGCAGGCTGGTGAGACCGCTGCGGCGGAGATCGACCTGCGTGCGATCCGCAAGGTCACGGAAGCTCGCACGGCGTTCCTCGATATGGACGAAGCGAAGGACGTCGCGGCGCCGAAACATCAGGCTCCCGCGCTGGATCTCGCGCCCAAGGGTCAAGGCGATTACGAGTTGACGTATGACGGCAAGGGCAACTTCGCCGCCACGCAAGTCACCCGCCGCAAGTTGGATATCTAATAGAGACCCGGCGCAGCGATGCGCCGGTAGGAGGCTCGGCCAATCTGGCGTTGAAACCCAAGATGCTCATGCCGGGCCTCCGCCCTTTCCCTCTCACATGGAGCAACCACGATGGCTTGCGATACCAAACTACAGAACAAAAATCAGACTCTCTCCGAACGCAAATCGCAGGTGCGTGAGATCATCGCGTTCACCGACGAGTTGATCCGCAAATCCAAGGTGAAGATCGCGGTTGATAAACGTACAGGCGCGATCGCGTTCACGGGCATGACAGATGCGGAGCGCGGTGGCGTGAGTGACGCGTGCACCTATCGCATGCTGATGGTCAGCGGCTCAGCGCTGGCGAAGCAAGCTATCGCACGTGCCGAGCAACTGGCCGGGCGCGGCGTGAACAAGCAGGCGCTCGCGCAGGGGATTCACTCTCACGATGGGGGACACTCGTGGTCAACGCACAAACATTAGAGGAGCGGTTCAACACCGAGATGTTCAACCTGTACCGCAGGACGAAGGCCGAGGTTTACAACCCCGGCCAGTTTCTCCTGTCGCTCTACGACCGAGGTGGTCTCGGCGTGGCCCGATGGTACATCAACGACAAAACCATCACGTCTGGATTTATGCGACTGCTCGATGCCGGTCGCGTCGATCTCACGGTCGAAGCATGGATCATCGATCATCCGGTGTGGCACCCGCTCTTCACCGAAGACGAATTGAATAAAGCCAGACGACGACTGGTCGCCTACGGCTATCTGGAAAGGAGCAACCAATGACACCGAACATCTGGCCGGTCATCCATCTCTCGGATGACAGGCGCACCGTCGAGAACGCGCAGATCGCCGCGCGCTGCGATTGCCCCGGCGTCTTCCTCATCTCGATGAGCGGCCTCGACTGGCAGGTGGATCCAGCGGCGGAATTGATCCGGCGCGAGGTGCCGAGCCTCAAGATCGGCATCAACCTGCTGAAGCCTGACCCGGCCTTCTCGGTGCGCCACAGCATCGAGCGCGGTTACGACGCGACATGGTCGGACTACTCATGGCGCGATGAGGATGTGCGATTGAAACACGGCCACCAGTTCTTTGCTGCCGTCGCCATGAAGGGCGAGACCCACGACGAGCCCGACCCTGAAGCGAGCGCACGTGAGGCGGTGGCGCGTGGCTTCATCCCGATGACCAGCGGCAACGGCACGGGCGTCACGGCGCCGCTCGACAAGATCAAGCGGCTGCGTGCTGCGATCGGCCCGGATGCCCCGCTCGCCATGAGCGGCGTCAACCCTAACCGCGCACATCAACTGCGCGGGTTGGCGACGCACTTCCTCGTCGCCACCTGCATCAGCCGGGACTTCTACTCGTTCGAAGAGTCGAAGCTGCGTTACCTGATCAGCCAATCGAAGAAGGAGCACCACGACATCTGATCCGCCGGGCGACCGGCGGCGGAGGCTCGGCCAGAACAGCATTGATGCTCAAAGAGCGATTGCCGGGCCTCCACCTTTTTCCCAATCAAGGAGCAACAACGATGACACCGCGAAGCATTCACGTGATCCAGACCAACCGAGAGACCGGCCAGCGGCGCAAAGCCGAACTGTGCCAGCGCTACCTGATGCACGTATCTGAATTCACCAAGCGAAAGAAGACACCCGGCGAGGTGCTCGACGCCATGCTGTGGGGAGACGCGATCGTCACCGAGCGCTTCACCTATCACATCGAGCAGTGACGTTGCCGGTGAAGATCGACCGGCAGATCGCCGAGGAAATCCGCGCCCTCGTTCGCGAGGGCATGACGCAGAAGGAAGTCTCGTACCGCGTTGGCTTATCGAAATCGACCGTGTCGATGATCGTCGCCAACAAGGTCTGGCGAGACGACGAACCAACAGGAGCAACTCAATGCGCGACTACGTCCCAACCGAAAGCATGATCTTCGCAAAGTATCTCTGCCGTGATCTTCGCGACCGCGAAGCCCGCCACGCCAACCACCTCGCACCCGGCACCAAGTTGTGGCGCGATGCGATCCCTGCCATCGCTGCCAACTTCGACAACATCAGCCCGGTGAAGCAAGCCGCGATCGTGCGCAACGCTGCCACCTATCTCAGCAGCGACGAAGCCACCAGCAACTATGCGCACCTCGTGCTTGATGCGCACAGCGCGAAGCGATCGTCCCTGCTTGCCGTGGCTACGCTGACACCCGGCCTGCACCCGTTCGTCGGTAATGGCGAGAAGGGCGTGAGCACGATGCTTCACGTCGTCCGCAACCACCGCAACGGCGATTACCACATGCTCAGCGACATCGACCTGACGTTCGTCTCCGGCCATGCACTGGCGCGGATGCACGAGCGCGGCTGTGATCTCACCCGCAACAAGGCGACCGGCGTGCTGGCGTGCCTCGGCATCCTCGGGCTGATCACGCGCGGCGCGAAGAAGCACCACGAGGGCGAGATCTCGCTGCGCTACGACGACCTGCTGATCACCGGCTCGCTGAAGCATGCTGCCAAGCCAACCGGCGAAGGCACCTACATCAACGGCACGGTGCTCGACGTGCGCACGGTGCTGGAGGCCGATGGCGCCCACACCGGCATGCTTCACCAAGGTGAGCAAGCCGCTAAGGCGGTCGCCGCGTGGCTGGAGAAGCGACCGGCGGATGACTGTGACGAACTGGCTGACCTGATCCCGTACAGGCCGCGCAGGGAAGACGACTACACGATGAAAGTAACCAACGCCAAGCGACTGAAGCAGAAGTGTGCGTGACGTTTCCAACCAAGGAGCAACAGACTGTGAGAATGCATTCCAATCAAATGCTGACGATGGCGCGCGAGGCTATCGAATTAGTTATACTTCGCGCGCAGTGTGAGGTGGCCGAGCATCCAGCCGACTATCTCTTCAACCGCATCCGAGATCTACACCACGCCATCGAGCTAATCGACGGTGTGATGTCGGTCGTTGCTTTCAAGGAGAGCGCATGACCAATGCCTGCGGGACATGCACAGCGTGCTGCAGGATCTTCGAGATCCCCGAACTCTCGAAGCCTGCAGGGAAGTGGTGCGATCACTGCGCGATCGGTCGCGGCTGTCAGATCTACGACAACCGACCGGCGCGCTGTGCTGACTTTGAGTGCCTCTGGCTTCTCAGCCAGAAGCGAGCGGATCCGGACGAGCGTCTCGGACCGGAGCTTCGACCCGACAAGTGCAAGGTTGTCTTCTCTCCGACCACCAATGATCATGTGATGTCGGGCATCACCATGCCGGGAGCACCGCTAGCGTGGCGTGACGATGCACCACGCAAGGTGATCAACCGGCTCGTGCGTGGCGGCATGGGCGTCGTCGTCGGGCCACCGCGCACGACTCGACGCACGATGATCGACAAGAACGGCGAGCACGAGGTTCGCATGACTGAGCCCGATCATGAGGGAATGATGTACAATATCGAATAGAGATCCCACTGCAGTGATGCAGCGGGGGAGGCCCGGCCTTGGGACGCATGAAACCCCTCTTGCCACTGCCGGGC